GGCGAAAGCCCAGAATCCGCAGCCAATAGTTGGCCGATGTGGATTCGGTTGTTGAATCAACCGACGCGCATCACCTTTGTAAGGTGACGCGGCTTACGCGTTTTGCGTAAGTCCCTGCCACAATCACTTTGTGGTCGAACACCCCCAAATCATGGGGGAATCCATCTGTGAACTCAGTGTAGTCCACATGGAGCATTGCTCCAGGATCGGGAATATATTCCTGGTCCACAGGTATCGCTGTAGCGATATCTATAGGTAGACGGTAAGTATCGTCCACCCGCCCGGTTAAGTAAATAACCGGGTCTAGAGCCAACACATAGTGCGGCTTTAAGGTTCTACCTTCACAGGCATACCTAACCTTGTGACACAGCTTGATGTCACGGGTGACGATCCCAATAATTTCTTTGGGTTCGTCTGGAATCATATGAATAATATATGAATCCGACTCAAGCACTAGATTGAGTCTTTGCACCACCCTTGGTGGTAGTGCTGTGCCTTCCTGTATCATGCTCAGGACGGCTGGGAAGGACATTTCTTCAAAAGATATTTCCCTCTCTGCCCAGTCGTTGAAAAGATCACGACTGGAAGGGTAAGGTTCTACAGCCTTACTCCACCCCAGGTTCATGGGATCCATGCCTGGAATCTTCGACTTGTACACAAAGTACGTGTCGATATCCTGGAAAGAAAATCCAGGATTCCTCCACTTCTCAATAAAGTGTCGGTATTCGATCTGGGGCTCACTTTGGCCGCCATCGAATTTCCTGTCTATCGAAAAGACGGGCTCTGCAGGGGTTCGCCCCTGCAGTAGGTCTTTGTAATACAGACCTCTTGCAAGCCTAAAGAAGGTTTGCTGCGGCTTTTCGATCTCACGAAACCGCATGGAGCGAAGCATAATCTTCGCTTCCTCAGTCCTTGGTTCAAGGACCGCTTCAGGGGGCAATAGCCCCTTGAGACCCTCCAATTTTGGAAGGTATAGGTGGTGCTTATGCACCACCTTGTCAAGTCTGTCTGATCTGACAAACTTGTGACTGAACATATTGTTCAGTAGTGAGACCATCCTGAATTTTGTCTCACGGGGGTTATGGGTTTTGTCGTCCACAACCCTCCTGAGGAATTCCGGCGAATGCGGGAATCCTCCATCACCACCCATTTCTAGGGGGGTGAATGGACAGAGAGTATCCCTGTCCTGTGGTACCAATATATGTTGGTACAACGATGCCATAGCAAAGTGAAGCCTGGCGTCTTGGTTAACCTGGTTAACCCACCGCGACTCCTTTCCCAGGAGCGCGAATCTGCCCTGATTAGTGGCAGAGTACGCATCTGTTTCCAGTTGCGTTGGGATCAGAAGCCTGATCCTTGGGTAGTCTAAATATAATAGCTCCTTGCCACGTCTCATACGGACGTGGTTGGTATCATGCGCGTATTGCGGCAAAATGGTACCCTCTTCGCAATAAAATGCGAAGTGCTCAGAGATGTACGTATCATCTTCTGAAATCTTGAAGAATTTTTCAAGATTAAGCAAATGATTACTCAATTGCTTGTGATGAGAACTTAAGGCTATCTCATCATCCCCTACCAATGTGTAGGTGGATAGCAGACTTAGTCTGCAGCAGTAGTCGTGGACTACAGTCAACATGAATTTAGTCATCATGTCACCCATCAACCAAGACCTCTTGGCTGTGACAAGACCGAAACCCCGGCCTTGTGGCACGAAACAGTAACGTTTCGAGCAATACAGTGTTTTCATAAGCACTGATAAACCCCTAGGCATTCCTGGGGTTAGTCTTATCATATAGTGTAAGACCTCTCTGGCTACATCTTTATTTCCAAAGTCAGTTGCCTCCGACAAATCTGTCGAAAGAGCATACACATTGCCTTCCTGCAGTGTGTCCCAATTCTCATTCTGAGGATTGAGGGTCTGTTGGAGAAATCTCCACAGATGCCGGTCTGCGCGCAGACCGGATTGCACCCCCTTAGATTTGAGGGTTGCCTGGTATACATGTGCAAATATGCCCATGAGAACCTGGTACGCATAAGGTGCGACCGTTATCGTCCTAGCCTTCCCGGGCTCTGCGACGACATGCACACGCACACAACGTACGTATGCAGGGTGGTGCAATATGTTATGCACCGCCCAATTCAAAACATCTTCGGATGTTCGAACAGGAACTGGAGTAATATACTCCGGCTCCAAGGTCTCGAAATTGTATCGAGCCTTTAGCGACTTGCTTCTCGCAAGTTGCTGAAGAAAAGTGGTCTTTCCACCTTTCGCGCGCGTCTTTTCCAAACACGCGGTAGTCCCAACTGATAGGACTGCCTTCGAGGGATCAGCATCCCTCGCTCCACCCAACGTTTCAATCAAGACCGCTGGGTCCATCTGCACCTTTTCAGAAGGTGTAGACACCGTTGAGATAAATTTCTCAATGGAGGTTTGCAGCATTTTATTGTCTGCAAGCCCTGTAGCTCTGGTTTGCGTCCAGAGCAACACGTACCTACCAAAATCGGTAGGCCCGTCAAAATCCTGTTTCTTCTGACAGGATCTTAGGTAGGGCAACATAGTTGCCTTACACGGGACATCATCAATGTGTCCCTTGAGGGCGAATGCTTTGCGCATCGCCTTCTTAAGAGATTTGAAATCTCTCTGAAACAGTGCATAGTTATTTGCACAGTTTTCTAACGCCCAACGCGTTAGATGGTCCACTTCGTTGTGGGCCGGTTCCTCTACAGAACTAATCAGTAGAGGCAAGACAGTGGCATCGGCTGTATGCCACCACTGCCTAACCCGACCAAGTTTACCCTGGTCGAGTTCAAATTGCAACTTTGTTGCAAAGTGTTGGCTTGTACGGTAGTACAAGTTTCTCAGAAGTAAAGACTTCTGCTGTCTTGGTTCAAATTGATCCAAGAATGCGGGTGCGTTGCGCACCCTTAAAACCTTCTCCTGAAAACCAGGAGAGACACGCCTCTCAAATATTGAGGCGCAACTGCGAAATTCGCAGTAATAATCCTCCAATTTATGGAGGTACGTGGAACTTGGTTCCACGAGGATTCTGGGCCCCGCCCGTCCCAATGAGGGGAGTGGGGGGGTCCAGCGAGTTGCCATTCAAAATGGC